CTTGTGGACACGAAACACGGAGTTTATGTTATTCACGCAGAGAGCTGCCCTTGTAAAAAAAAGAAGTAGCGTATGAAGATTAGACAAGCCAAGAAGATAATGAAGCGTTGCTACGGAAGTCCTCACTATTTAAGGATGGTATTGGATGGATTGGACGTAGTGAAAAAGCTTCCAAAGATTAAGCATTACTGGGAGCCTAGATGGGCTTTGTATTATGCCACTAAAGGTGGCGGTCATGGCAGAGTTGATCATCGTATTGTAAAGGCAGAAAAGATTTCTGCAAGATATTCTCGCAAGCTAATGAATTGCCTTACTAGATGGGCTGGCAAAACTCCTTTCGATATTAGAGATATATTAGGTAGTTCAAATAAACTAAAAAAATATGACTTATGATAAGAGAAAGATATTATTACGCAGTAGCCGCCTTCATGCGTAAGGATGGCAAATTAACCTATACCTCAGTTACGAGTTCCGTTAAGGGGGAAGAGGAGGATATTAAGTTCTATCCTATCATGGACCTCATCACGGACGTAGAAGAGAAATTCAAGGATGATATGGTTAGCGGTACAACTCTCATACATAGCGTTATTGAGATTAGTAAAGAGGACTATGATGCCTACAATGATCACATTGCTAAAATGAACGAGAAGGAGGGTTAGCACATGACTTTTTGAATATTACTGTAGGTGAGAAGGAGTTTGATGAAATCAAAGAAGGCAAGGTAGGACTAGTATGTTTACCTTGCACCCCACGTTGGTGCCATACCCTTATCGAGGGTGTAAAGCCAATAATAAGATTAGACCAATTAACGGCCAGATTAGATAGTAATGGAAAACCTCATATTCAGTATGGGAATTCTGTTGACCATTACTTTAGGAAAATTGATTACGTACAGCTTTTCTGCAGGAATGGTTCTGAAATAAGAGCTCTCTTCAAGAAATGTGTCGGTTTCAGCATTGAGACTACTCAAACGAAAAAGGATAATGGCTTTATCGAGTTTAAGCCAAAAAACTTTGTTGTTCATCTAAAATAAACAAAATATGATTATGAAACAAGAAATGCAAAAATCAATCTTAAAGATTCAAACAGCAGTCGAAACTCTGACAAGACAGAAAGTTATCGACAAAAATGTGTATGACTTTATCCATGGAGAAATCAAATATCTTTCGGAAAGTGTGGAGAATATAGAGGAAGTAAATAACCTAGATGAAACACTCCTTACCTTCACAGATAAGGAGGAGTATGTAAACCAGCATATCAACCTTGCTGATACATCTGTACTTTGCAAAGAGTTGAATAGAAGAAAAGACATTGGTGACGATTTCTTTGTAGTAAAAACAGAGGGAAAATAAGTTAGCTTATGGAAAGATTAACTAAAGTAATGGATAAGTATTTATCAGAAGCAAAGAAGAAGGTTCTTACCCTCGCAGTCAGCAAGGAATGGTTCGATATGATAGTGTCGGGCGAAAAGAATGAAGAGTATCGGGTAATTAAAGATTTTTGGATGAGTCGCCTTCTCCTTATCAAGGATGAGAAATTCAAAGATTTCGATAAGTACGATAAGCTTCATATCGGTAAGACATTTGAAATGCTTATAGACATCAATACTATCAAGGAGAAACTGAATAATGGTACAATGAAGTTCGTACCATTCACTCACGTTCTCTTCAAGAACGGCTACTATGACGATAGCCCAAAGGTAGAAAAGGAGATTGAGAGTATCACCATCGGTAAGCCGACGAAAGGTCTTTGCCCAGGCAAGTGGTTGGATCATGAATTTTTCATCATCAAGTTCAAGTGATATGATTGCAATTAAAGTATCTTCCGAGAACATCCAAGAATTATGGAAATGCCCGGACGTTTCAGAGTTAGTAAAGACTGTCAGCGGAGACTGCACCAAACAGACATTGATAGTTAGGTTAAGAAATCGAGAGTTCTATGTCCCTGATGGATTCTATCTCGTGAAAGACGATAATGACCAATGGAGCACACTCAGCCCATCACTGTATGAACTTATAAAAGACAAGGTTCATGGCGAGAAGTGAGGAGGATATCCGGGAATACCATAGAAGGTACTACCAGGAGCATAAGGAACATTTATTGGCAAGAATGGAAGTCTATCGTAAAGAGAACGCTGAAAGGATTGCTGCAAACAGAAGATATAACAGAAAGAGAAAGAAAGCCTTGGGCGGCTTAATGAACCCAAATATTAAATAATGAGTAGAGGAAAACATTTTAGTGCAGAAGAGATTGAGTTCATCAAGGTTAACGCTTTGGTGATGACGACAACGGAGATTGCAAAGCAGCTCAATCGTAATTATTGGGCCATCCATCGAAAGATGAAGGAAATGGGCATCAGCAAGAGCCACGTGTTTACTGCTGACGAGGATTTCATCATTCGCAGAATGTATGGCAAGTACCCGGTAAAAGCCATTGCTACCAAGATTGGAGTGGATGAGAACGCTATTTACAACCGTTGCAAGAAGCTTAAGCTAACGAAAGGAGGTGCGCAATGATTGTCATAGTTACCGCTATGGATAAGGAATACGACCTTATCAGCGAATGGATTGCAAAGAATTGGCTTGACTACAAAAATGTTCAAAACATAGCTTTAATCAAGTCTGGTATTGGCAAGGTTAATGCGGCATCTTGCTTGACAGAATTTCTTTCGTCGAATACGTCCAGCAAAGTTACAAGAGTAATCTCGGTAGGATGCGCCGGTGCTGCCGTTGCAGGATTGAAACCTGGTAATGTCGTAATCGGTAATTCGTACTGTTACCACGATGTATATTGCGGCGAACCGAATGCCAACGGGCAAGTTCAAGGTATGCCGGCAGTCTTTCCTTCTGATTTCTCCTGGATTGATATGGATGAAAGATTCCGATTAGGAACCATAGCTACGGGAGATAAGTTTGTCACTACGAGAGAGCAGGTATTGGCGATTAAGGATTTTCTCCCTAATTCGTATAACGTATGTGCTATTGACATGGAGTCTGCCGCCCTTGCACAGGTATGCTACAAGAAAGGGATTGGATTTACGTCTATCCGAGTTATTAGTGATAACCCTCTGGAGCCGAACCAAACCGAGCAGTATGCAGATTTTTGGGATAGCCTTGCCGAAAAGGCATTTAGTGTTGTTTGTAAATTATTAGAGAATGATACCAAGTTTTAAAGTTGATCATACGAAACTGAAGCCAGGCCTTTATGTTTCGAGAGTAGATAAATGGGGATTGGAGACTGCTACAACATTCGATATTCGTGTATGCAAGCCAAATAATGATATGATGTCACCAGCTGTCGCGCACACAATAGAGCATATGATGGCGGACTACTTACGCAATGATAGCCCTCTTAGCAATTCGGTTCTGTATTTTGGTCCGATGGGGTGTCTTACAGGTTTCTACCTTGTCCTTAAAGGTACGTGGACTTCAAATCTCATAAAGGAAATGATAGTTGATGCCTTCAAGACCTGTTCTCTATCAAAGACGATTCCGGGTGCTTCGGAAGTAGAATGCGGTAATTACAAGCTGAACGACCTAAACGGAGCAAAAGAGCTATGTGGTATGTTCTCCGTATATTTATCCACAGCTGGACCGGATAAGCTCAATTATCCAGACTAATATTTATATGTAACCATAAAGTATTTAATCATTAAGTATATTTCCTTGCAATATATTTGGTGATTAAATACTTTTTTTATAATTTTGCAGCATTACTTATTGCTATCGCTTCGTACTGGGATATTTCTTGAATTTATTGTTCAATTAAATATTTAGTTAGAATGAAAAAAAGAACGAAGCAAGTTTTAGTTATTCTGAAACCCAAATCAAAGGCGTTGGGGTTCAGTAGAGAGGAGTTAGAGGGTATTGCTGCCGATGTTGCCAATAACTTAGAACTCGATGAAGAAGCCTCAGACGAGGATGTAAACGCAGAGATTGAAAAGCAGGTCAATGCGGTTCTTCCTTATCTTAAGATTGCGCAAAAGACCGCGCAGCGTACTATCCAGAGCTTTAAGGATAGTCAAGACTTGGATGACGACGAGGTCGATGACGATGATGATGACCCTGCCGGCAACAAGAAACCAATCCGCAAACAGAAGAAAGAGAAAGAAGAGCAGGTCCCAGCATGGGCGCAGGCACTCATTACTCAGAACAAAGCCTTGCAGACCGAAATCCTCGGTTTGAAGTCAGAGCGAGAGAATGATGGCCGCCGTTCTAAGCTGAAGGCACTCCTTAAGGACAAAGGTACGTTCGGAAAGACTGTCTTGAAGAATTTCGACAAGATGAAGTTCGAGAACGAATCTGAGTTCGACGATTTCTACGATGGTGTTGTGGAGGACTTGGCAGCTATCGATCAAGAGCGTGCTAACGAAGGTCTCGGAAAGCTTGGTGCTCCTGCGGCTCAGAGAAAGCCTAAGAAGGAAGAGGTTGAGGTTATCAAGGACAATGAGATTGATGAGCTTGCCGAAACTATGTAATCTTTAAATTTTAAAAGTTATGTATGGCGTAAGCAAGACAAAAACGTTTGATTCAGGCAAGGAGTCTGTAATCATCAGAAATTACGTGAATGGCATCATGGGTGGTGTTATTCTTGACATGACAGGTTTCTCTGGAGAGTTCATCCAGTGCGGACACATTATCATTCGTGATACCAAGTCTGGCGAGTACAAGCCTATGCCGGTAACAGGTGGGGCTTATGCTTCATTGCCGGAAAATCACGAGTATGTAGGTGTCTGTATGACAACAGCTCCGGTAGATACCCCTCATGTAGGTGTTATGACGGCAGGTGAGGCTAATGATAAGGCTGTCCCTTATCCTGTCGATACGATCAAGGCAGCTTTGAAAACAGCCGTTCCTACTCTTCAGTGGGGACACGATGCAATCGGTTAAGGAGGTGATTTATGCAACAGAGTTCTTTATTTCTTAAGTATATCTTGAGTTTCTTCCCAATCCTGAAGACATTGATTGAGAAGATTAACGGAAAGCGCAAGAACGAGATGACGTATCTCCACAAGGATACATCCATTCTCCGCCGCGTTTATTCTACCGACAACAAATGGGAAGCCGATACAGTTGATACCTCTTACGTAGCTGCTGACTACGTAGCAGTGGATTCTCCGGTTCCTTTGAAGTCTCGTGACAAGATTTCAACCGCCAACGGCAAACTGCCAAAGGTTGGTATGAAGAAATTCTTGAAGGAGTCAGATATCCTCGCTCTCAGACTCATGGAAGCACAGGGCGGTCAGACAGCAGAGATTCGCCGTAAGTTGGCGCAGGACCCGGTAGCTTGTAATGTCGGTGTTGATGAGCGTAATGAGTACGCCCTTCTGTATGGTCTTTCTAACGGCTACGTAGCTGTTCGTGACGACGATAATCCAAAGGAGTTGCTCCGTATCAAGTATCAGTACTTGCCGAAAAATCAGCTCGGCATCAACAATGTTGATACTGGTATTACCGTTGCAGACTTGAAGAAATGTATCGAGCGAGCATCGAATGATGGCAACACCATCTTGATCTTCTGGATTGGTAAGGCTAAGTTTGACGAACTGAAGAAGGCACAGGATGCCCGCGAGCTTGTTGCCAACTACAAGGGCCAGACTTATGACTCCAACACAAAGCTGCCGGTTCCTACTGCCAGCGTATTCAAGGAGGCATTCTTGGACGAGACCGGTGTATCATTCCGCATCATCAACCGTACTGTCCGCTTGGAGCATGATGGTGTGAAGAAGAGCGTTAAGCCTTGGAACAACGATATGATTATTGGTGTCTGCTCACAGATGATTGGTGCCCTCGTTTACGGTCAGGTAGCAGAGGCAACCAACAGAGTGGCAGGTGTAACCTATCAGCAGATTGATTACAAGCTTATCTCTCAGTATTCAACAACTGATCCATTGCGCGAGACAACTGCGGTACAAGCATACTGCTTGCCTGTCATCGAGGACGTTGACACAATCTATCAGATTAATACTAAGCTGGCAGATCCAGCCGTTTCTGTCGACACCGAGAAGGAGAAAGCAGATACAGAGGACGCTAAGGTAACAATCTCTGATGTGACCTACAAGAAGCCGGAGGCTATCACAACTCTCAACGCTCTTGGTGCTACACTTCCTAGTGACGCCAGCGACAAGGAGGTTATTGATGCCTATAACGAGCTTCCTCCTGTGAAGAAGAAGGAGTTCAAGGAAAAGGCAGCTAAAGCTGAGGAGTAATCATGAAGACGGTCGGACAAGCTTTGGTGGATGAGGTACACATACCTATCCCCTATGGTTTCGTGGAAAACGCCTGTATCAAGCGTGACCTCGATATCGAATCAGAGTTCACTGGTGACGTTGCCAGAAGTGACGCCTACAAAGGAACGCTTGCCGACTGTCTGCTTTCTCTCATACAAGCCGTTAGCTTCTCCGAAGCGGACAAATCAATAGGTTCCCTCTCGGAAGACCAGCGAAAGGCTATATTAGTTCAAGTCAATCGTTTATATAACTCTATCGGCGAGGAGGAGGTTTCACTTACTCCGAAGCCGACAGTTTACATTAATTGCTGATGAGTCTATTGAGTTTTCATGCCTCAAAGCTATACCGGCAGCAGAAGGTAGCTGGCTATACAGATGATGATGGAAATTATCACCAGGGCAAGACCGAGTGGAAGTTCTGCTGCACTTGTGATGTAGTTCCTGCTGGCGAGGCCAATAAGTTAGTTACATCTGACGGTTCTATTGATTACTACTCCTACGAAGTGCATAACTTGCCCGTAGGAATTGAAAAGTTCTCTTATGGGGATTTTATCAAGCTAGAAATTTTAGGGGCTGAGGAGGTAATTATCAAGGTCAAGGGATTTCATCGTTATCAACTCCAGTGTAAGATATGGGCATAAGAATGACAACCAGCGCTTCCGCTCTCGATGCCTTCCTACAAAGAGCCGCAAGGAAGATACAGGAGAATGTGCTTAAAGCATTGAGCAAGCTAGGAGATGAATCTGTGGTTAGAATCCGTAACAGGTCTGCCAAGGAAAGCTGGATAGACCATACGGGCAACCTAAGAAGTTCCATAGGCTTCGCAGTGTACGAGCAGGGAAGTAAATATATGGAATCAGCCTTTTCGCAGGTTCTCAGTGGCACAGACGGCTCTGCAAAGGGCAAGAAGATGATCAATGACCTTGCAAAGGAATATTCCAGGGTTTATGCTTTGGTTGTCGTTGCCGGAATGGAATACGCAGGAGAGGTGGAAGCCTTGGAAAGCAAGGATGTTCTCGCATCAACGAAGATATGGGCCACATCCATTGTAGAGCAGCGTGTGAAGACAGCAATAGACTCAGCAGTTAATGAAATAAACAAGTGGAAGATATGAAATCAGACGGAGCAATTAAGACAGATGTTTACCGGTACATCAACGAAAGCGGTTTTATGAACACCGTCAATGGCAAGCTGTCAAAGACGATGAGACCGCATAATTCTCATAAGGAAGATGTCGTTATCTCCATCTTGGCTAATGAGGGAACGCAGCTTCAAACGGCGATTATAAATGTAAATATATATATACAAGACCAGGATGTAGATGGGCAGTTCGAGGAGAACACTATCAGAGTTGACGAAATCTGCAAAATGGCTTGGAATCTCTTGGAAACGTTCAGAACGAGCGAATATGCTGCCCACGCTATTGAGCAGAGGGTATATGCAACAAGCACGGGAGAACATGTAATAAATAATCAAGTTGAATATAAACTCATAAACGATTAAATTATGTCAGTAACATCATGGGGCAAATGCACTATCTACGTTCAAGAGGTAGGTAGCAAAAAGAACGAGTGGACTAAGCTCCCAACTCCAAAGGATGGCACTACTACTGTTACTCCAACGAAGGGCGATACAATGACCCAGGTTGAGGAAGGTGGCGGAATTGTTGACCGCAAGACAAAGAAGTCCACCTACGAGGCTGCATATCAGCTCTTCATCAAGAAGAACCAGTCGCAGCCATTCAAGACCATCGACGGTACCGTAGAGGGTAACTACCGTTTGGCTATCCAACCGGAAGACGCCGAGCTTCCTGGCGTTTACATGGGTAACACTACTATCGGCGCAGAAGAGGCCTATACAACCCAGGACGGTGCTCTTATCACGTACACTCACGCAGCTCTCATCCCAGAGGGTGACGTGGTGGCTAAGACTACAAAC